GCCATTGAATTTCTCCTAATAAGTTAACTTTAAAATCTTTGAGGTTAATTATACTATTTTGCGCATTAGTATTATTCATATATAAATATATGATTAAATTCCAAAACAATAATATTTTTTTTGTTATTCTGATTTATTTGGTGTAAATACACCTGTTTCAGGATTTAAAGTTCCTTGACCATACTTTTCAGTAATTGTATCAAGAAATTTTTGTTCGTCTTCTTGTATTTTATTAAAAGTTTCTATCAATGTACTGTTCTCTGCTTCCAAAGCCTGTACTTGTCGGTTGAGTCTTAATTTAGCGAGACTAAGTTGTCCAAATTTATTTGTTACATCAGCATAAGATAATTGTATATCTTGAACTTGTTTTAGTTCCTCTTCTGTAAATTTTGCTTCTGATTGTTTTTCTTCTAACTTTTCAGTTAATTTTGATTCTTCTGGCATTTAAAACCTCCATTTGTGATTTGTTGTTATATAACTATATATAAATATATATTAAATTTGAAAACGAGTAAATTATTTTTCGACTTGTTTATCAGTCGCATCACCCTCCATTCCAAATGTAATTTTTGATGGAGTAAGTTGTTTTTTCATATTTGATACTTTATTGGTAACTACTGAATTTAAATATTCTGGTAATAAATAAGCTTTTGTCAATACTGAAAATGTTGATTTAATAAAGCGTTCTCCATCTTGATTCATTTCTGAAGCATCTGATATATTATCAATATTACATAAAAATTTATTATCATTTCCATCACCCCAATATGTATGTGATTGGTCTAAAAAAGATTCAATTAATGGATTCATTTGTTCAATAAAATTTGTCCATAATACAAATTCATATGTAATATCTGAATAATTTGGCATTCCAGTAACTATATTCTCATAAACAGGTTTAACACCCTGTTGAACTGAAAATCTATCATATTGATTATCTTTACTCCATTTTGAATTTCTAACTACATTGATATATTTACTTTTAACATCATGTGCATATGATTGTCCTGATAAATCATTTCTTGATATATCTACTCTTTTTAACATAATTAATGGTAAAATAAGAGAACCATTTTTATCTCTCAACACTCCTCTTTTTCTAACAGCTTTCCATCTTTCTTCGTTTCCATAAAATACGGGTACTTTAAATGTCTCATTAGCCTCTCTAATCATTGGTTTCATTATATTTTTTACATGGTTTAAAATAGCAGTGTCGACATCTTTAAGAGTTATTGCATAATTTTCAGAAAGATTATTACCAGGTATAACCGTAGTTTCTCGATTACCTCTAGCGGTAATATTTTTTGTAGAAACTTGGTCTGCTCTATTAATATTCGCTTTACTAACAACTTCTTTATTTGTAATCTTATTAACGGCCATTTCGTCTTCTCAGTTTTTTAAGTTTGTCTAATTTATTATTAACCTTACCTTTTACCTCTTCTGATTTAATACTACTCATATCAACCTTACCAATTGCAATTTCTTTTTTAATATCTACTTCAATAGCTTTTGTGCCAGTTTGACTACTACCAGGAATATTGTCTAACTTATTTAACATCTTACCCATCAGCTCTTCCATTTTCAAGTTACCATTCGGTTCAGGTGTATAATAATGTTTTCTTTCACCATATACATCTCCATCATCTCTAACATTACCATCAACCACTTTTTCTTCAGGTTCAGGTTGTTTAAAGTTAGGATTTGATGTGTCATACTTTATGATTTTTTTTCCTTGTATTTGTTGAACTGCCATTAGTTTCTCTTTTTCTTCCTTGCTATCTGTGCAGGAGTTCTTCCATTTATTTTTAAAAACTCATTCTTTTTTCTTCGTTCTTGTTTTCTTAATTTTGCTGCTTTATTTGGCATTAATTTTTCTCCTATTTATATACAAATTCCCCATACCACTAAACCAATTCCGATTACTGCTACAGCAGAATCAAAAGTATTTGAACGAGGTATTGTAATTCCCATTAAATGATAATCGTTTTTCTTAACAAATGGATCTCCACTTACTACATAATTTAATGCTCTTTCATAAACGAAATATCCTACCATCCAAGAGCCTAAAAATGTAAGTAGTAAACTCCAAAAAGAAGGTATAAGTAATACTGAAAATATACATCCAACAATTCCAATATTCTCACCTAGTCTCCAGGCGTGGTAATCGAGTTTTCCTTTTGCACCCTTACCTATACTACCACAAATCAATGTATTCCATTTTCTTCGTGTTTTGTTTGCCCAAGTATATCCTTCCGTACATCCTTCACTTAACCAATAAATAACCATTGCTATTGTAAATAGTATTTCTCCTAACATTTATTCTCTCCAGTCCTCCGTTGTTTAACCATTATTCATATCCATCAATTTCATTCCAAGTTGGTGTTCCTTCAGCTATATTTCTTATAGCAGTCTGTACAGTTATATCATCACCTTCTCCGACTGCAGCATTAGTTAATGTTCCGTGATAACCATATGGACCTAAATCTTCAACAGTAGTTCCACTACCTTCATTCATTTTCCAATATCCTACAAGATTACTAGCACCTGTATGGTCATAATCAGTTTTACCATTATATACATTCCTAACCCAATCGTTATCTTTAAGTTCATTATAAATAGCTACATCATCAAGTCCACAAGCGT